TATCATTAACCATTTGTGCTGTGTATTCTGAGTTATATATATTTATATCTGCTAAAACATCGCCAACTATTTGCCAGTATACATACTGCATTTGATTTTCTAATGGATAGGGTAAAGAATGATGATAGATATAATGATGTTGATTTACCACAGATATTGTTGATGAGAAATGACTATCAATAGATTTTAACTGTCCTGTTACTTCTGGTATTTGATTATAAATTATATTGATACAGTATTTTTCTATAATCTTATTATAAAAAGAACCGTCAAATGTTATGTTGTTTATTTTTTTAGCCAAAGGTATAACATAAGGCTCTCGTATAATGTTTGGATTATCAAAGAAACCATCTTCGAAATAATGAAAATGTTTTACAGGAAAAGGTAATATCCAATATGTATCAGGGTATAGTTTCGAATATCTTTCTATAATTTTTTTTATATGTACATAATTAGAATCTTTATTTAGATGCTCTACTGACCACATCGGATTTACGAGAATCACCATATGCCATCTCCAATAAATATTCTACTATTTGGTCATCTGTATCAAAACCAAAATCATATTTTATTTCTTGTATTTTTTTATAATGGTCTGCATATTTGATTGGGTCTATATATAGAAATATTAGTTCTTTATGTTTTTCTTGTTTTTGCATTGTTTCTTTTTCTATAACTTCTACTGTTTCTACAATTTCGTTATCAATATCTAATTGGAATTGTTCAAGGTCCATTTCTATTTCTGAAAATTCAAGCTCTAACATAAAATTATCCCAATCTGCCTTTTCTCCTAGTTTGTTATCTATGATACGAAAAGCTTTTTGTTTATCTTCTGACATTTTAGCTACAATTACAGGCACTTGTTTTAATTTTAATTTTTTTGCTGCTTTATATCTTGTGTGTCCAGCTAGTATGATGTTTTCTTCATTTACAATTATAGGATTTTGGAATCCAAATTCTTTTATGCTTTTTGCAACTAAATCTATTGGTTGATTTTTTCTTGGATTTTTATCATATGTTTTAACTTCGTTAATATCAACTTGTAATATTTTCATCGTCAATTACTCCCTTCAAAACTAAATAACTTATGAAAAGATAATATGCCTCTTGCCATAAATCTATATTGTATTTTTGTTCAAAATAGTGCATGCCTTGTGCATGTAATTCTGTATGCATCTCTCTACTAAGTGGTATGCATGTAAAGTGTCTGGCATTTGGTTTTTTTCTATTTGCACCCATACCTAAAGCATGCAAGTGATGTGGGTCAGCAACACCGTTGCCAGTTACACAGCAAACTTTACTGCGTATAAAATCAACATAATCTAAAGAATATGTTTCTATAAACTTATTGTTCATATCAAATCCTCTATTCCAAGTCTTTCCTGCGATGAGTAGCTCCACATACTGTGCATCTTGCTAAAATAATTACTGTTTCGCAATCACACATATCAGTTGGCATTTTGCCTTTAAGCTCTTTTAAGTTGTTATCGAAATCAGCACGATTGGTACTTGCTGCCATCTCAAGGAGTAAAGGTTTATCGTTATGGTCGTTTTTAACAACAGGTAACAATCGTACTAATCTCTCATAGCTTAACTGATTCATTAAATTTGGGTTGTTTTGTAAATAACTTGCAAATTGTTCGTATATTTCCATATCTTGTCTTGCTGTTTCTCTTGCTATAGAAATATTATCTAAGAATTCTGCCCATGTATGGACCCAACCATCATGTCCTACAAAAAGCTTATTGTCTTTTATGCGTTTTAACCACATGCCTCTTTCTAAACGTCCTTTTAATATTGTTAAATTAATATTAGTTAGCCGTCCTAATATTGGCTCTAGCTTTTCGTAATTAGTTATTTGTCGAGAATGTTCAGAAATTTCCGTTTGATTCATCATAAACACTCCCAGATAAGTTATGTTTTGTTAAAATATTAGTCTCTTTTTCGTCATATAAAGCTAATAATTCTTCTAGTTTTTTTAAATATCGTGGCATTATTTTGCCATCTTTAAACCAGAGTTTATGCATGTGTAATGCATCTCTAATTATCTTTATCTCTAACTCTTTATCTGAAAGAAGAGTATCTTGTACTTCGTTTGTTGTCATAATTCCTCCTAATTATAAGATAAGAGAAAAATTTTTTCAACTTATTTAAAAATGTTTTTGTATTCTTCTTTCGATATAATGTAACCATCTTTATCACGATAAATTTTCTCCTCGCCTATATAAGCTTTTGTTTCTGCTTTTTCTGTTAAATTATCATTCCAACCCTCATTTTTAAGCCATTTTTGAGGATATGGACAAAACTTTTCTTCTCTTGATTGTAATAAAATATTAAATTTAGATGCTAATTCTTCTGCCGACAACTCGGTATCTATTTGAGTATATGCTTTAAAAGCAGCAGGTTTTGCGATTTTTCGTCCTTCTAATGCTTTCCAGAATTTCTCGAAACTTTCTAAATCTCTGTCATATATATATTCTTTTATATTATTATCTTTTATAGTATTATGTACGACATTTTTGTCGTGTGGGGGTATGACATTTTTGTCATGGGGTTCTGACAAATTTGTCGCCCCTATATATATTTTTCTACTGTCATTTTCTAATTCTTTTTTTATATATCCTAAGTCTTCTAGCTTTGACAAAGCTCTTTGTACTGTTCTTTCTGTAGTTTCAAAGTTCTTTGCAAAATAATAATTATTTGCCCAACAATACCCTTCCTTGTTTGCTAAAGCAGTTACTTCTGCATAAATTAATTTAGCAAATGCAGATAGTCTTTTATCATATCTAATTTCTGCTTTTAATATTGCATAATAATTTGGTTTATTCATTTTCTTTTCCAATAGGGCGGACAAGTTGGGAGGTCTGCCTGATAGGGGTCATGCAGTCTTGCCCGCTCTACAATTATATCCTATTTAAAATGTGTAAAGAATTTTTTTTATTCTTTTACATCTATCTAATATATTGCTATCGTCAGTTAACCCTTCAGCAATACATAAATCTGTTGCCCTATTTAAGATGTTCATATTTGTTATAAGCTCATCTTTGCTTAAAGTTTCGTGTGTCCCAGTACTAAATTTTGGCATACTCTGCTGTGGAAACGTATCATTGTTTAGACCAACAGCTTTATCAATCATTCTATCTTTTGTGTCCATAGTTAAATCTAAACTTTGTATCATGAACACATCAGAATCATCGTCTGTATTTTTAAGATGATTGTATGTTAACTCTACTGGTGTACCTGCGTCAAACGTACAAGTCATACCTGATTTTTTTGCATACCAATATGCTTGTCCATTGACTTCAATACCACGACCACCTGCTATAACTTTATCTATAGAACAGTTGACTGTTTGTGTTTCAACTTTTTTTAACGGCATCTTTACCCTCCTTTGTTTTTTTCTTAAACCAAAATGCTCTTCTTGAAGCTCTTGCTCTTTCGATTCTTTCTTTTTTCTTACGAACAGAATCAGTCTTTATGTTGTTGTGATGCATTGGCTTTCCTCCTTAATGTTTTATTTCTTTCTTTATTTGCTTTCGCTCTTTTTTTTCTCATTTCTTTATTGTTTTCACTATGTTGTTGTTTGAAAAATCCAGAACCTTTACTGAGTCGTTTCTTGTTTATCGGCAAATTCTTCACCCCTTCCTGATTCAAGAAACCATCTTTTGAAACTTGCCCAGTTTACGGTGCATTCTATTGGCATACCTTCGCCTTTCCAAAGCTTTTGTAGCATTTCATGCATATTATCGCCAAACCATTGATATCTAGTTCTTCTATAGACATTGTCTAAGAATTCATAATCATCGTTTGCTTCGATTACAAAAAAACTACCATCTTCTTTTAAATCGTAAATTTTGTATTTCATAACTACCTCCTTGACAAAATAATATCATTTGTATATATTTTTGTCAATAGGAGATTTACATGAAAGAAAAGATTACAGTAAAACAAATTTGGCGTAAGAGATTATTTGAAGATTGTTCATATAAAAAAATAGGTGATGAGTTAGGTTGTTCAAAACAATATTTATCTTTTATTTGTAATAAAAAAAGAAACATGCCTGATAAAATAAAACAAGATTTGTATACAGAATTTAAAGATATAAAAGAAACGTTTGCTGAACATCAACAAATTAGAATCAAAAGAAAGCTTTTAGATTTACGTTTATCTGATGTTGCTAAAGAAGTTGGTACATTTGCTCCTGTCGTTTGGAAAATAGAAAAAGGTGTTCTAAAAAATTCTATCTTTGTAAATAGAATCAAAGATTATTTAGAAGTGTAGCCTCTACCATCTACTAGACAATCATAACCTTTTTGTTTATTAGGTATAAACATATGTTGTTGTACATGAAAAAAACCATTTGATTTTTCATAGATAACACTTATACCACGTTGTGTATTATCGAAAGCAGAATATAGTCCACCAGGCATACGAGATAAATCAGCTAAACAGCCATTTGCAAAACCACCAAGCAATGAACCATCTAGTTGTGTTGCTACTGTCATATCAAATCTATGATGATGACCGAAAACAATACTCCTGTTATAAAATTTTAAATTTACGTTTGCAATATGTAATGGTGATGCAAAGCCTCTTTTTTCATGACCATGCATATAAAAAAGTTTTTTATTTAACGTAAATGGTGTAGATACATTTTTTATTTTAAATTTTTTAAATTCTAATAATTGATGTATATGTAATCTATTTGCTAAAAAAGGTGCAAGGGCATTACAAGCAGACAATATTTTTTTTTGCATACGTTGTTCATGATTGCCTTCAAAGAAAAATATATTTGCTTTTTTTGCTATTTGTCTTAAATCATTTAGAAACTCAACGCCTTCAAATACTTCTATTTCTATATTTGTTGCTGTTAAATCAGGAGAAAAGGAGCTTATTGGATAATAGTCAAGCAAATCACCACCGATAATAATATTATCTTTATCAGTAAGTTTCATATCCTTGATGATTTCCATAGCCATCTCCAAGGCTTTTTTGTCCTCATAAGGAATGTGTATATCAGAAATAAACACTGTCCTAGTGTGAGTTCTGTTTATCTTCATTGTCCTTTGAAGAATTTAGTGATAATGTCTAATCCTTCGCCATTTTTCACCATATCTGTTGACAATTTTATCACATACCAACCTAAAAGACAAGCATTATTGTATTTTTCCATATCTTTTAGATATGTGACAGCTCGATTGTGTCTACCATATATCCAAATACCACCTTCTATTTCAACAGCAAGATTATGTTCTAAAAATGCTAAATCAAATCTCCATTTTCTTTTAGAATGAAATCTGTGTTCTCTTACTGGCACAGGTAAATCTGTAGATAAGATTTGGTCCAATAATAATTTAGGATAATCTATTTTTGGTTTCGAGATACGAACTGTTGTTGGCATTGAGTCTTTTGGAGCTCTACCCATTTTTCAAATCCTTCTGCACGTTTTTCTGCAATTCTATTTGCCTCCGCTTGTGCTTCAGCCATTTTTTCTAAAGACCTAGCAATAGTTCTTATAAGTTCTGTGCTACCATTGCCATTTGTATTTTGTTTCATCACTAACCATACAATGACAACTAGTGCTGGAGCTTGACTAAGCATTGCTAATAATTCAGTCTCCACTTAACATCTCTCTTAACAATTGATTTTGTTCTTGACAGCTTTTTAAATCCATAACAGAGTTGATTGCATCGGTGTTTTTTATACAAAGATAACCCGAGATATCGGCTGGACACTCGACATATTCAACTTTGTTGTATTTTATTTTTTCTGGCAACATTCTTTCAAATTTTACTGCTTTAGAGCAAGATATACAAGATATTAGCACACAAGCAATGATAATGTATACCTTTTTGTCTAAATGCTTTAAAATCATGCTTAAAATGCTTCTCATAGCATATCGACCTAACGACCCAACGGATTTGATGTTTGAGCCTTCATTTCTTCTAATTTAGCCTCTAACACCTCTAATTTCTTGTCTATGATAGCTACTTCCTTCTGTAACTTCTCAACTGTGTCAGAACCGACTGCTGCTGATACAGCATCTAGTCTATTATTGAAAACACCCCAAGCATAAAAGCCACCACCAATAGTCATAACTACTCCAACTATCATCGCATATTTTTGTAACGCTTCTATCATTTTACCTTCCTTGCAAAATTCTAAGTTCTTTCTCTAGTATAACTCTTTTATAAGTAGCTTGTCTAATACGTTCTTGATAAATATATAATGGGTCATTTTGAGCAACTTGTACCATTCTGTTGTCTGCATAGATTTCTTGACCACCTAATATTCTCAAGTCTTCATAATTGTTACCTTCATATATTTTTCTTGGGTCAGTATAACTTTTGTAATAAGAAGATATATCAGGTTGTTTAGATTCAATAACTTTAGCAGCAATAATATTTGTTGCTGATAGTTGTTGGTCAACAGATTTTATAGTTTTAGATATTTGTTTCTCTATAGATTGCACAGATACTTCTACCTTAACTGTTGGTTCACTTACAGATGTATCTTCAGCTTCAGATTCTTCTAAAACTTCTTCTTCTATTTTTGCAACAGCAGGTTCGTTACTCGTATCTTCTTCTTCTGGTTCTTCTACTATTTCTGGTCCACCAAACACTTGCAGTATCTCCACTTCTTCAAATTCTTCTTCT